ATGTTCACCCCGGCTGCCCTTGCCGCTTCCAGAACCGACTGACCGGGCTGGTAAACGGTTTCTTTCCCGTTCAGGGAAAATACTGCATCCTTCATTACAGGCCTCCTAATTGGGTAAAAAGTCTTTTTATGTCAGTTATGACAGAATCTCGATACAATAATTGGCCGCGCTAAGTCAAGATAATTGCTGATTATATTTATATTAACATAATGGAAAAGGGTGGGATTGACATTAGGTATGGAAAGTATTAATGATCAGCGGCGGCGGCGTGAAACTGCTTTCCCCCATCGGGTGTGATGACCTCCGGGAGCCGGCATGGTCGGAAGCGGAGTTTCGTCTTCCCGCTTCCGGAATCACTTCCGGAGTCCGACGCCTAATCATGAATTGTCAGGGGTAGTTATGTCTTCACCGTCAAGCCGGGAGCCTTCCGTCCCCATTGGAAAGAACCGGGCGAATTTTACGAGGGAATTTCTGTTCGCCGATGCCGGGATAGTCCGGGACCACGACGGCGTGCATACCGCCATGACCATGGACGAACGCCTGGAAGGCTGGCGGAGGATACCCCACGGCGGTATCGCCATGGGGGCCGTCATGGAACTGGCCGCGCTGCTCCGGGAAGAATGGACGGAAAAAGACCGAGGTCCTGAATATCCCCTTACAGTGGATTTCCGCTTGGGCGGCGCCGGAGTCCGTATCGGTGATAAAGTGGAGTTCACGGTCCTGGCCGCGCCGGAAGGGATCCGGGGAACCATCTTCACGCCGGGGAATAACGACCCGTACCTTTCGGCCGTCATCGGCTACGGCATAGACGACCCGCAGCGGCGCGAAACTTTCCAGTCTTATCTCCCCGCCACGATCTCGAATCCGGCGGAGGGGGGGATTCCCCTGCCCTACTACCGCAATTGTTTCGTCTGTGGCGTCGCCCGTCGCCAACCTGGCCTGGAGCGACGTTTCCTTCTCGGAGGCGGCGACGGCGGCACGCCCCGTCTGGCCTATGCCGCGGCTGGTTTCGATGTCACGGATGAAAACACATTTTATCGGTTTCAGAGTGGCGGCCGCCTCTCGCTCCTGCCCTCGCTGGCACTTTTGGATGAAACCATGGGCTGGGCGGGTTTCATGATGGCGGCCAGCGGGGCGGTAACGGTGCGAATCGGCTACACCTTCTACCGGGACATCCGACCGGGGGAACGGCTGGTCTTCATCGGCCGAAGTGAAAGGGTTCGGGGCAACGCCGGTGCCAGGATTTTCTTCTGGACCTCGGGCGGCGCCGTGTCTCTGGACAATGCCGGACGATGCGAACCGGTCATCGCCGCCTCAGCCCAGTATCTGGGAGTGGCGGAACTTACGGAACAGATGCGGCGAGAGTTGATCCCGGCGGAGTTGACCGCCCAGGCCTTCCGCTTGGCCGGCCTCACCCACTGAAGGACATTCGAGCACATAATCGCCTTGACAAATTCTTTCCGGCCACGTCTCAGGCGCATTCGCTGTAGCCGCAGACTCGGCAGACGGCACAGCCCCCCTCGTGAGAGACGATCCCGCCGCATTCCGGACAGGCCCCCTTGACCAGGGCCACCTTCTCCCGCACCGTTTCGTAACCGTTGGCCGCCATATGGGACTGGATCGCCTTGGCCACGGCATCGGCGCAGGACAGGATCTTGTTTTCCCCGAAGCCGGAAGGGGAGTGACAGGAGATGCCCTGGAGCTGCTTGATGACCTGTCGGGCCTGAATGCCGCTCCGCCAGGCCAGAGACACCATGCGGCCGATGGCCTCGTTCTGGGAGGCGGCACACCCCCCGGCCTTTCCCATGGTGGTGAAGAGTTCAAAAAGGCCGGTACTGTCCTGATTGACCGTTACATAGAGGGGGCCGCAACCGGTCTGCATCTGATAGGTCCAGCCCTTCAAGACCTTGGGCCGTTCCCTTTTCACTACCTTGCGTTCTTCGTCGCCGCCGATGCGGGCCGTCTTTTCTTCCCCCTTGCCTCGAGACAGGACCTGCTTGTCCCGGGAGCCGTCGCGGTAGATGGTAACCCCCTTGCAATCCAGTTGATAGGCGAGGCGGTACACCTTGGCCACCTCCTCCACCGAGGCGTCCCGGGGGAAGTTGACCGTCTTGCTCACTGCATTGTCGGTGTACTTCTGGAAGGCGGCCTGCATCCCGATATGGACCTCCGGCGAGATGTCGTGGGCGGTGACGAACAGGCGGCGGATGTCCGCAGGCAGCTCCTCCAGGTCGTGGAGCGTCCCCTGCTCGGCGATCCTCTTCATTAGCTCCGGAGTGTAAAACCCCCGCTGTCGGGCCGTCTTTTCAAACAGGGGATGGACCTCCACGAGGATGTCGTCGTCCATGACCTGGCGGATGTAAGACACGGCGAAGATCGGTTCCACCCCCGAAGAGGCGTTGGCGATGATGGAAATCGTCCCCGTCGGGGCGATGGTGGTGATCGTAGCGTTGCGGAGGGGGGGCTCGCCTTTTTTGGCATAGAGGGAAGCGCTGAAATTCGGGAAGGGGCCCCGCTGTTTCGCCAGATGCCGGGAGGCGTTGTGACCCTCCTCCTTGATGAACTTCATCACCTGCCCGGCCAGCGTTACCGCCTCCTCGGAATCGTAGGGGATCCCCAGCATGATCAACATGTCCGCCCAGCCCATTACGCCCAGGCCGATCTTACGGTTGCCAAAGGTCATCTCGGCAATGACGGGCAGGGGGTATCTGTTGACCTCCACGACGTTGTCGAGAAAATGGACGGCCAGATGGACCACCTCCCGGAGGCGTTTCCAGTCCACGGCGCCGCCCGTCACCATCTTGCCTAAGTTGATCGATCCCAGGTTGCAGGATTCATAGGGCAGGAGCGGCTGTTCGCCGCAGGGGTTCGTCGATTCGATGGCCCCGACGTCGGGCGTGGGATTGTCGCGGTTGAGACGGTCTAGAAAGACGATCCCCGGCTCCCCGTTCTCCCAGGCCTGGACGACGATGCGGTTGAATACCTTCCGGGCGTTCAGTGTCCCGGTGACCTGGCCGTTACGGGGATTGATCAGGTCGTAGTTCTCGTCCGCCTCCACCGCGGCCATGAATACTTCCGTCAGACCGACGGAGATGTTGAAGTTGTTCAACTGGTTCTTGTCGGCCTTGCACATGATGAAATCCATGATATCGGGATGATCCACGCGCAGGATGCCCATGTTGGCCCCGCGGCGGGTGCCCCCCTGCTTTATGGTTTCCGTGGCGATGTCGAAGACCCGCATGAAGGAAATGGGACCGCTGGAGATACCCGTGGTGGTCATCACCACATCGTTGGCGGGCCGGAGGCGGGAAAAGGAAAAACCGGTGCCGCCGCCGGACTTGTGGATCAGGGCGGTATATTTTACGGCATCGAAGATCTCTTCCATGGAGTCCCCCACCGGGAGGACGAAACAGGCCGACAACTGCCCCAGCTCCCGGCCGGCATTCATCAGGGTGGGAGAATTGGGAAGGAATTCCAGGTCGGCCATGATGCGATAGAACTTCTCCACCAGCTTCCCTGTATCAGCCTGGGGGCTGAATATCCGTTCCGCCGCGGCAATGCTCTCCGCCACTCTCCTGAACATGTGGGCCGGCGTTTCGAGGACGCGGCCGTCCGTGTGCCTCCTCAGGTAGCGTCTTTCCAGGACGGTAATGGCATTTTTGGTCAGGCAGGGGATGGCGGACGGGGAAGTCTTCTTTTTCATTTCATTTGTCTCCTCGCTTCATAAATAATGAAAATGATTTTTTTAAATACAATATCTAGTATGAGGTGCCCTAATTGCCACAACATATTGATGATGTCAACAAGATAATTTACCGTTGAAGTAAGAATGAGCAGCTTTTGTTATCAGGCGCAAAGAGGATTTGCCAAATTGCAAAAAGGTTTTGCCAAAAACGAACCGTAATTTTGTCGCCGATTGCGTTAAGCTGATGGAATTAAATCCGCCTGTGAATCGAAATAAGTATTAGATGGTTTTCATGCTCCCTTAATAACGCCTTCCAATGCAGTTAATGAACTTTTCAAGATGAAGATGATTTGGGAGTCAACCGGTCTTATCTGATCTTCGGCAAGCTCTTTGATCTTGTCGAGTATTGATGGATACTTCGCGAAGTCAATAACGACCTCCATATTTAGCCTACAATCAACTTTCGCCGGCGCCGGCGTGTCTTCCTTCATCTTCGCCTGTTTTGTGCCTTTGTCGGCCTTTTTGGTGGCAGGCCCCTTTTTATATTTGCGCTTCGCAGCAAGGCATGAAGGGCAAATATCATGACTGGGGGAAATTGTCTTTCTGGTTTTACAGGTAGAACATAACCTGACTGCCGGTGTTTCCCTTGTCTCTTCCGTATTTTTATCCCCTTCAATGGCTCCTTGAAGGTCTTTTAAATCCCCTTTATCGCTCATGTAAAACCCCTTTCCGGCACCGGGGTATCTGTTGCCGCATATTTGGCAGTAGATAACCCGCGCCCCGATTTCGTCCCGGTCGGCAAACACGTTCCGTGATCCGCATTGACCGCATATAGGATAAGGCATTACTCACCAATGGCTTGCTTTCCGATTGCACCTAATTGAATATAGCCATTCTCCCTTGCACAATAATTATAACCATATTGGCAACAGGGGAGGCAATGCAAAGCGGAAGATTCAACGCCTCCATCAACGTCAAGCATCCCCATTTCTCTTGCCGCCCATAAATCAGCCTCGTTTTCTCTGATTGCCCTCTCTATAAATGACAGATTTTCCAAACCTACGTGATGATGTTTTAAAATATGGGCAATTTCATGATATAAAGAATGTAAAGTTTGGATTGTGCATCGACATTTAGTTTCATCAATTATGATAACGAAACTTGTTTTGTCCTTGAATACTGCTGCCTTTATCTTTTTTTCCACAGGGGCTTCATAAATCAGGACGGCCATAATATCCTTGCTGTAATCACGGGCAATGTCCAAGAGAAATTCATTACTTACGATTTTCATTATTTCCACCATTTAAAAAAAGCCGGGGGGCAAGGGCTTGCGCCCTTCCATGCCGCCCCCCGGCACCCCGAAAGGAGCCAATCAGGGCCAAGAGGTTTTGTTGTTATGGTCAGGCCACAACCGATTTATAGCCGCCTCGATAGTCCACCAACGCGCCACCGTACTCATGCCGGACCTTGAAACCAAACTTGTCATTAACGAAAGCAAATCCGCTCAAGGGTTTGGGGCCGACTTCGGTTATAAATTCCGGTTCTTCCTTGCCCATAAAATAGCTCATTTCCACTATGGGCACGTCTTCCCGATCCCGTATCACCCCCCAATCATTGGCGTCAGACAGGAAAGGACAAGTCACGATCCGCTCATTTCTCTCCCCAAAAAGCCTTTGACAGGGGTTCGGCACCTTAGTAGTCAAGTCGTTGGCGGTAAAGTATGAGTCAGCTTGATTTTTCTTTACCGATGTATCCCAAAGGTCAACAGGAGCGACCAGCCACCAGTTGAAAGAGGGAAGATCGAGGCCGATTTTCTCCCCGCTCCCCGCCTCCGTCATGTTGGCAAGGGCCGTGATTGCCGTTACTAATGGCGATATGTCCAGGGCGCTATTCCCAAGATTGCCATGCTCTCCGGTAAACCATGCCGTGCCATCGGGACAGGTTGCATTATTGATGAAGAAACTCCATACGTACCGGGCATGGGCAAGGCGGGCCGCCCGCGCCATGCGCCGCGTCATTCCCTTGATCAAGTCTATCCGGTCATCAATAACATGCCACCGCGTTACCCATATAAGCGCCCCTTTTTGGCCTATTCTGTATTCTGATTCCGAATCCGCATAGGCGGGAATGTCCGGGTAATCCGCCGCCTCAGGATCGACTTCCGGCAACGGGCCGAAATACCCGAGCTGTACGGATTTAATAAGGCGGAAATCGTCAACTCTCTTCTTGTCGGAAATTAGAATTTCTTCATGGTAGGGAAGCTCTCTGTATTCTTTTGTCAGGAACACATTCATGGCGTTTTCCAGGGCGTAATTGAACGATGCAGAATGAAAATCCTGGCATACTCGTAAGTCTTTTGATACGCGGTCTTTTTTGATTACTCCTGATACTTCGTCATCGCCGGTGAAATAAGTGTAAGCTTCCCGAAGACTGTTAAAGGCAGAAATGCCCCTCCTGTCAATTTCCGGCACAACATAGGCCGCAAGGGCCAAACGGCCCTTCTCCATCGGCCCCATGCCTACTTGCACGTCGCCGTAATACATTGTTCTTTCAATGTCGCCCAATAATGAGTGAAAGCGTTTCATGTCCATTTTTTGGCTCCTTTCGTTTTGGGGTTATTTCTTGATCAACTCTTCAATGCTGATTCTCTGGTTGAGTTTTTCGCACCAATAAAGCTCTCTTTTGGGGAGAAATCCTGATATGTCCTCTTCTGAAAGCTTCACTGTTGCTTCCGTACCGCGTTTATGACTGATTTTCTTGCCCCCGTGGGTAACGACGACTATTGAATCCGTAGGCACGTCATACCGCCACGTCAGCACAAAACATGTCGGGATATTGTAAACCGCCAACGTCTCCGCTAAGAAATCCTTATATTTTTCTTTATCTTCCATCGTTGTCGACCTCCTTTCTTAGTCTTTATTTTTCCAAAGCTTTCACAATATCTTCAGGTATTTTTCTCAAACATTTCTCAACCTTCGCCTTATCTTTCTCAAAGGTCCTTGAGAACATATGCCTGCCTTTCGTTCCATGATGATAGATGTGCCATTGGATGGCCCTCACAGTGTCCCGCAATTCTCGGCCTGTTTTCCCTAGTTTTTTTGACACCCAGTAGATAATAGGTCTTCTCGGAGGGAAGTGGGGTTTTGTGCCATACTCCAGTGGCAAGACATATTCCCACGGCGGGGCGGAGACAATGCCCCAGACCGGCGTGCCGTAACTTACCGGCGTACCGTAACTTAACGGCGTGCCGTAACTTATCTTGTGGAAAATCCTATCCCGCAAATGAGTTGGCCCGGCGCCAACGATGTCCTCTTCATCCATTAATTTCTGGATATGCCTTTCTAACATTACGGAAGCTTCTGTGATCCGAGATATCATTGCCGCTTTTGACGCCTCCGGAAACTTCCTTGTAAGCTTCTCCAATTGGTCAAGCTTGACGGATATTTTAAGCTCCATTACAGTATCTCCATGAATAAAAAAGGGGAAGGTCGCGCCGATCCGCGTCAACCTCCCCTCTGTGGTTGTCCCTCATGTCTTTAAATTGCCCTGGCAGGCCGGTGAGGGTTCCGGCTTTTCGGTAGCGAGCCTATCCAGGGCGCTTTTTCCTCTAAGTTGCCGCCGGGCATTCACCCAGGGGCGCAAAGATCAATCGTGCTTGATACGGAAAAGCAAAATCGTTGCATCCATTCGGGCATTTCCAATACTCCTTCGGCAACAGCCCGCCCGGTTGAATGTTGGGAGCCCATTTCTGTTTGCACGTCTGGCACCTCAGAAATATCGGATCGCTGTTGATCATGTCCACGCCCACTTGATCTAATTGGGTATGTGATATATACCGCCTGCTTATCCCTCTACTTCTCATTGACTTTCCCTCGCTTCCTGTGCTTTGATTCAGATAAGGTTTATTATGTCACGACCCGTTTTTTAAGCCCCTGCTGCTGCGCAACAGCTTCAGGGGCGCTTTTCTGTTTCTTCTGAAGAAGGTTTTCAAATTTCCCAATCCATTCATCGGCCATAAATGCACTTTTCCGAAATTCCCTTAATTTGCCCAAGTGATAGCCAACAATATATATATCCTGTTGACCGGGTGTATTGCTCAACCATTTAAAAGCCTCTTCGATTTCTCCAATGGAGATAAAAATATCATTATCATTGTGAATATCGGTTACGCGCTTGCCATCAAGGATAATACCGATTGCTTCAGCATAGTCTTTAATAATTGCTCCCATCGTTTCGCCATAGTTCTCAAATGTTTCTGTAGAACCATCCCTCCTATTCTCATGCCATGCGAGAGCGCCCCAAAACATCCCCAGGGCCTCTATTTTTTGTGCATACCCCCTCAAATCTTCGATCGTGTTGTCAGTCTGAAACGGTTGTCTTTCTTCCCTCTCTGTCATGTTCTCAATACCTCCCTCAGTTATTTTTTCTGCTTTCAATAAATCTTAAAAGCTCTCTAACAAGATTTTTGAACGCCGCCATGAGCGCCGTAATGTCCCCGCGCCCTTTCCATGTCGTTTTGGGTATCTTCTCCGATTTGCCGTCCAGGACGCGATACAGGGCCGTTCTGTTGATCCCTGATACCTCAGACAAAACAGCCACCCGGACGCCCTGCGTGTGCAATTCCTTAAGCAGTGCATTCCGCCGCCATTTACGCGGATTGTCCCGCCTCAGGGTTTCCTGTTGCTTTGCTGTCAGGCTTCTTAAAAGTCTTTCGCTTTCAGTCATCATCTGATCACTCCTCGTCCGATTGCCATTTTTTAAATGTTGTCGCCGATTACCTTTAATTCGTTTTAAACTCCTACACCATCATCAGCTTGCTTACTTGTTGCAGTATGGTCAATGTGATGGGTGAATTGTCCACTTCCGCAAGCATCATTGCTCTTTGAAGCAGCTTCACCATGCTGCGAAACCTACCCCTACCGTTTGCTTTATGGTGAAGATACTCTAAACATTTCCGGTCAAGGCCCTGTGGGTAGAGCTTATCTACAATCATCCTTACGTCTTCCAGAGGAACATCACCGGTGAAATGGGCACGGAGGCCGATTCGGGAAAAAATTTGATCCCATAGCATCGCCTTCCGTGTGCCGCCTCGCATTTGATCGTAAAGAGTTTGTTGCCCGCAAAAGACAAGACCGATTTCGGTAGAATCAAATATTTTTCGGAAAATCTCGAAGGACTCCCAAGGGAGGAAATGAGATTCGTCAATGATCAAAAGCCGCTTGCCGCCTGTCTTAAAAAAGCTGATTACCTTGACCAGAAATTCCGCGTTTGTAGCCGATTCCCGGCGGACACCGGGCAACATCCGGGAAAGCACGAAGAGCATCGACCCCGGTGCACGTGTTGCCGGGTCGGCGGTAACAATTATGGTGCTTCGGTCTTTGCGCTTTTGTTGCCTAAGAACTTCCGTTTTTCCAATTCCTGAAGGGCCAACGATGATCCCCAGGTCTGAATCGTCTTTGCAACATTGCATAACAACGCTCATTTTCCTGGCTATTGAGGTTTCACAAAAAAGCGGATTTTCTAAGGGAAAACGCTTGTCTTCGTGCGTGTCTAAATAGTCAACAATAGCTTTTCGTGTGCTGGCCAGAAAACGGCAGGGTCGTCCATATAGGAAGTCGGCAACTTCCCTGCCGCGAAGAAAACCACCGATTGAGTGGGTAATGTCCCCGACATCGATACCAGAACAATCAATGTGAAATTGAAGCCTGGCCCGTAAAGATTTATCGTCCGCTTCCTCATATTTTTCAACGAAAGCAGGGCCGCTTTCCTCTAGCAGAAGCCTAAGATCAAGTGCGTGCGACATTTTGCCCCTTAATGAATCGTTCCCGTTTGTCGCTGCTTCTTTTGAAGCGCCACATAATATCGAAAAATCACGTCATCCTCATCTTTCACGGCACCGCGTCCTTCTTGTCCCTCTGGTTCCTGATCCTTCTTCCGCATAGCCACGGAAACGCTACGAGCAAGTTTTTCTTTTCTGTGAAGGCTTGTAACTTTGCCGTCCGCCGGTCTGATATCGCGTGTACGAACCTTTTCTTTTTGATCAAGATCAACGGCGATTTTCAGCGGATCATCAATAATGTCTTCACTTTCTATGATCTCTTTACGGTATTGTTTGATCTTTTTCCGAATCCGGGCGGCGTCTTGTACGCTTTGCAGGGTAATTTCAGACCGATAATGGTCCGGTGTTTCCAGAGTAGCATTGCAAAACACTTGATCTTTATAGATGATTACCGCCGATCTAATATCTTTCGGATCGCGCCGGACTTCGACCCGCTCACCGGCAAGTTTAAATAGCTCATCGCCCCGATACAGAAGGCTTTTCACCAGGACAGAAGAATCCTTTACAGTCGCTTCGTGAACATCCATCAAAAGAAAATCAAGCACATAGTGTGATGGTATAACAGCTTGATAATCTTCCCAATATGAATCCGGCGTTTTCCCCGTTGTGGAATGGGGCCGGGCGTTCCGCTCGTTTAGCAAATTGTCTATCTTTACTGATAGTTCTTCAAATGAAAGGAGGTTTTCTGTTTTTATTTCATGGGCAAGCTTCTTCGGTCGTGTTTTTATGGAATGACCCCTATATCCAGGCATGCTTTTTAAACGATCCGTGAAGATTCCAAATGCCGGTTCAATTATCTTTTCGCGGGGGTTGCGCCCCACGGCATAAAACATTTCCGTGCCCAACTGTGCCACAAGCCCCGGAAGCGCCGGGTCCACTAAATCACCGTTAATGTCCCTTTTCTCCTTCTTTCCAGCAATATACTTGCTTTTGTAATCCTTGCCCCGGTCAACGTAAAAGGTTTTTGGTGGGCCGTATTTGCTGACTCCGTATAGAAAAGACTGACCGATAGCTAACGCGTTTGGTGTCGGTACAAGTATCCAGCCGACAAATTTTCTCGACAAGGCATCCTCGCATACCGTCAACCACGGGAATATCACCTTACCCCGGTAAAGGCAGGCAATGTCGATTTGTTTGTGATCGGAAATCCATACCTCATTGAGTTCGACCTTCGTCCAATCACGGCGCACGTACGGTGAATATAAACGATCCCAGGCGTCTTTGTCCCTGATGAGTAGTTGCTGCGCCTCGGTCCATTTGGAATTTATAAAGGCTGCAATAGTGCGATAAGTCGGCAATCTCTGGCATTTTCCAGAGAAAGTTTTACATAAATCTTCATGAATCTTCTTAACGGGAGGGCCTAAAGGCTGTAAGTAGTTCTTTTCAATGAACTTCGACATCTCCGGTGTTATAATCTTTGTCTGGTTCCCGCTCTTCCAATCCGGGACCAATGCTTGATAGCCGCCCTGCTGGTAAGCTTTTACCCAATGATCAAGGGTCCGGCGCCCGATGTTACGGGAGGAGGAAAAAGACTTTTTGAATTCAGTGCGTTTTTTGGGGGGGACATTCTTTAATACTTGAATGAATTCTTTTACTATATTCAGACGTTTATCGGCAATTTTCAGTTGCCATGACTTCAATGGAATCGAGCCTTGATTTACCGTTTCCGGGGTCTCCGGTTTAGATGATTGCAATGAGCGTTCGACAAGCGCCATACGCGCTTCGGCTGGCAATGATTTCGTGGAATACTCCCAGCCCCCGCCCCGGCCTTCACGGGGGCGGCGAATCCAGTTTCCTTTATTGGCTTTACGAATGAGTCCGCTTTCCGTTTCGGGCATTTCAGGAAGATGCATCTCTGCGTATTCAATAGCAGTAAAAAAGCGCTCTCCCGGCTCATTATCCATCATTCGGAAACCCCCGTGGTGGGCATTAACAGCACGAATTCGGGTTCATTTTCCCCGTTGCTTTTAAGATCATTTTGTTTATAATCGAGAAGATGTTTGTGCCCTTGATAACGAGGGCTGATCCGGTTTGGGTTGTGGGCCGCGTCATACCGATCCGGCCAAATATCCCAGGGGTCAACACCGATATAATCGGCAAGAATACGCTCGTTTTTAGGCATGGGAGTAGTCTTAACTTTTGTAAAACATGATTTGTGAATCCCGTGTTTTCTGCTGATCTTGCCGAATGTCAGGCCCCGTAATTCAAGGTGATGTTTGAGCCATGTCCACGCTTCAAGTTGTTTTTCTTGCATCTTAAATTCCTCTATGGCGGAATATACCTGAATAATTATTCAGATGTCAAGCAATTTATTTCATGTCTTAGATAGGACTCAATAATGAATGATAACGATAAGATGCTATTTCAAAAAAGGATCAAGCAGATAATTGAACTGGCTGGATCTGCCGAAAAACTGGCACATATTTCAGGCATGTCATCTCGCATAATCGGCCAATATCTTTCGGGCAAATCAGATCCCACAAGGATGAAACTGATCGCCCTAGCAAATGCCGTCAATGTCAATATAGAGTGGCTGGCTACCGGTAAAGGATCAATTCGCGCCGGAGATTATCATGAAAAGCTACGTGTTGATTTATTGGAGTGTTTTTTTCAGATGTACGATGATTATGAAAAACAATTAAGCAAGCCTATTGCGCCAGCAGAAAAGGCGTGGTCCATTGCCACGCTATTTAACTTTTATTCTGCTCGTGATATCGAAGATGAAACAGTTAGATCACTCTTGAGACTTGAAATAGAAATTCTGCATGAACTTTTTCAAACATATACGCGGTTAAAGAATTCCGGCATCGGAGAAGAAAGATTCTCTACGATATTAGGAGATTTCTCTAAGCAAATGTGGACGAATGAAGAAGAGGCTCAGGCTATGGCAGAGGAATTGACGGGATTGAAAATTAGAGAAAATCGCTTCAAAGAGAAGAAAAAAATTCCACGGTAAGTGGTCAAAGTTAGAACACGGTTTCAGTCACGATCTTAACCAATAATGCATAATAATATTATTATGATGGGTTTAACTCTGACGCGCTTAGAAAAAAAGATATGGTCAGAGTTCTTTTGGTCAGAGTTCGGGCGTATTATTGCAAAGAGGTTTTGCCAAAAACTTTTAAAAGGTCTTTTAATATCAGTTCGTTAAAAGTTTGGCAAAAGTCGGGCACGCAGCCACCATTCGTCCGAAATAAGTATTTTTTGGCAAAACCTCAAAATTTCATCCGTCGTCCGCAAACTCAATATCCATCACGCTTTATCCCACTTCATCCCAGCTTATCCCGCTTCCTTTTTTGGCAATACCCCCCTTCACATAACATTTGTCCGTTCCGCAAAATATCGTTTGACATTCCCGGTCAAGGAGATTAGAGAGAACCATCTATATTAATTTCCTGCTGATTTGGGTCAAGAGAAGATCAGAGCATCCTGTCTGCAAGGTGTGGAACAAGGAAGGCCAC